CTTCTACACCGCGATTGATTTGAACGCTGGTGCTACCAGCAACGCGGGCGGTTACGCGAAAGGCGGCGCCGCTACCAACATCAACTTTATGCTGCTTCACCCGAGCGCGGTTTTGCAGGTGGTAAAGCACGCTGCCCTAAAGGTGTTCAGCCCTGAGCAGAATCAGACGGGCGACAGCTGGCTGGTGCAATATCGCCTGTACCACGACGCGTTTGTGTTCGCTAACAAAGTGGACGGTATCTACCTGCACAAGAGCAACGCCTAAAGGGGGTGGGTATGAGCCTGAAACCTTTGACAATCAATGGCTGGCTGAAAGACGCGAATGACAATTTCGCGTCTATCGCGCCTGTCGGTTCGGATGTCGGGCTCGGAAACCTTCGGGTTGCCCGCTTTGAGTTTGATGCGGGCATTGCTACGAACCGGACTATCGCTGCGCACGGAACGGGCGTTACGCTGCCTATTCACGCGATTGTCGTGGGCGGGTTCTTTGACGTGAACACAGCGTTTACATCAGAGACCGCAAACACGGGCACTATCGCTATCAGCGTGCAAACCGCAAATGATATCCAGACCGCTACGGCGGTAAGCGGCGCGCCCTATTCAACAATCGGGCGTAAGGCTATCGTGCCTAAAGCAAACACCCCTGAAAGCACTTCAATCAAAACGACTGCAGCGCGGGAAATCACCTGTACTGTGGCTGTGGCTGCTTTGCTTACGGGTAAGCTGACGGGTTACCTTTACTACGTAGAAGGTATCGCCTCAGCGTAGGAATTGAGAGTGCAGCAGCTCAGATAAAGGGCTCGCGAGCTCAGATAAAGGGCTGCTGCACTGCACGAAAGGAGCGAAGTATGGCAGGAAATATCACTGGCATTGATTGGATGAACAAAATCCCTATCGGCGGCACGTATACCGCAGTGGCTGGCGATGACAGCGCGAACAAGGCGACTATCACCAGCGGCAAAGCGGACGCGGTTGCCTGCATCGTGCAGATTATCCGCGCGGGCGTTGTAGTAGGTGCGGACGCAAAGGTTTCGCAGGCAGCGGGCGTTATCTCGGTTGAGGACGGCTCTACTTACAAGGTTACGTCTGGCGATGTGATGAACTGGATTATTTTCTAATCCAGAACGGGTTACAGGAGCGCATAGATGGCACGAGCAACAATGGCAGGACTGATAACGCTGGTACGCGGGCTGATAAACGACCCAGTTGGTTCGTCTCAACAGTACACGGACGAGGCGATAGAGGATCAACTTGACCTTGCGCGCGAGTACCATCACATAAGCGCGCTGACTGCGCTGCCTGAGCCGGCAGGTACTCAGCTTAAATTCAAATCCGAGCACCGGTACTGGGAAAGTGACGTTACGCTTTCAGATCCTGCTGGCACTGTCCTTACGCCTGCAAGCTCAGACCCCATCAGCGGTTATTTTGTCTTTGGAAGCACGCAGAGCGCGGTTTACGCGACCGGCTTCACCTATGACGTTTATGCCGCAGCCGCGGAGTTGCTGACCTTGTGGGCAGGCAGAATTGAGCAGGACGTGCTGAAATTTAGCGCGGACGGAAGCAGTTATGAGTTCAGCGGTGTTCGGGATGCAAAGCTGCGCCTGGCAGCGCAGTACAGGGCGCGCTCAAGTACGTTTGGTATGATGAGCGCGACAATGGTGAGAGATGACCACTACACTAATTAGCGCGGACGCGCTGGAAGCCATGCAAGCTGCGCAGAACAGCAACCTTCCTGAGACCGCGTACATTCAAAGCCTTGCGGTGACGAATGGAGCGGACGGACAAACGGAAGCCTGGACAACCTACGCGACCGTAAACGCGCGGCTGGGAGAACCGAAAGGCGAACTTGAGAAGCAGGTGGCGTCAAGCATTCTGGTTGGAAAGGTGAACGTGATCACGCTGCCAGTCGGTACAACGCTGGCAGACACGGATCAAATCCAAATTGGCGGTGTAAATTACCGCGTACATTGGACAAACAAAAACAAATCGCATGCAACGGCGCTGCGAGTCATAGTTACGGAGGCATAGATGGAGTGGAACGAAGTTGTAAACGGAATCCCATTAATTTTTGTAGTTATGGGTCTGGTTGAGCTTGCGAAGGTGTTCGGAGCAAGCGGAAAGCTCCTGACCGGTATCAGCGTTGGCATCGGGCTTGCGCTGGGTATGCTGTACCAAATCAGTCTGGGCGTGCCGGTTGACTTTGCCGGCTGGTTTGGCGCGGCTGTGTATGGGTTGGCGTTAGGTATCACGGCAAGCGGCGTGTACAGCGCGATCCGCAATGCGGCTAACCCTGGTCAGGGGTAAGCCGTGAGCGGCGAACAGCTTGCGGTGATATTCGCTGCTTTATTCGGGGGCGGCGGTTTAGGCGCGGTTATCGTAAACGCCATTGCCAATCGCAAGCGGGTAAGCGCGGAGACCGAGAAGATCAAGGCGGACTGCCTTGCGTCGCTGTCGGGCGCATATGAAACGCGGCTGGACGCGCTAACGAAACGCGCTGTGCAACTCGAGGAAAAAGTAGACCAACTGGAAACGCAAGTTAGCGGTCTGCGTACCTTGCTGTCAGACAGGGAGGCAACTATCTTGAATTTACAGCAGGAAAACGCAGATTTACAGAGCCAACTGGATAAGATGTCGGCGGCGGTGAAAGGTCGCGATAAGCGCATCCGCGAGCTTGAACGCCAGGTGGCTGAACTTACTGAACGCCTGAACGCCATGAACGGAAAGGGTGAAAGTACCGCAGATGGTTGAGGTTACGTTCCGCACCACTATCAAATATGATCGCATTCCCGAAATAACGGCGCGCTTCCCGGGCGCAGTGCGTGCGGCAGTGGCTAAGGCGGCTTATGATACAGAAGCTGACGCTAAAACCCTTTGCCCTGTGGATACGGGTGCGCTGAGAGGCAGTATTAAGACGCAGGTTGAAGGAACGAGCGCGAAGGTTACGGCAAGCATGGAGTATGCCGGATATGTGGAGTTTGGGACGTACAAGATGGCGCCGCGCGCTTTTATGCGCCCGGCGGCTGATGTGAATGAGCCAAAGTTTTATGCGGCGATGGACGCGCTGGCGGCGAACTTATGAGCAACGCCGCCAGCTGGATTTACACGACGTTGACGACCGATACCACATTGGCGGCCTTAATTGGAACGCGCGTCTACCGCGACCAGGCACCCAAGAAGGCAACTTACCCGTTTGTAGTGATTTCGCAGATTGACGCTGTTCCGGTGAAAAATGCGTTCGCGGATATTCTCATGGACGGCGAACGCTGGCAGATCAATGCCGTGGATGACGGCAAACTGTATACGACAGTAAACAGCATCGCGGCAAGGATACGGACGCTGCTGCATAAGACGCGCGGGAGCAACGTAGTAAGCAGCGTGCTTGAGGCGGAGTTTACGCGGTCTGAAACAGATAGCGCGGGAAATATGTACAAGTCAATTATTATGGACTTTCGGGTCCACACACAGTAGGAGCAAACATGGCAATACCAGCAAGTGTTTATCAGGGCATTCAGATTGGGGTTGAGACCACAGCGGGAACGGCAGTAGCTGCCAATAAGAAGCTGCTTTCGGTCACAATGAAGCCAAGCCCGCAAGCGGAGACAAAGCCGTTTGAGGCAATGGGCAATAAGTACGCGAGCTTCGTCACCCTGAACAAAGAGTGGTCGAGCATCGCGATTGACGGGTCGCCGACCTTCAACGAAATTGTGTATCTGCTTTCCAGCTTGATGCACTACGCCGCGCCCGTGAAGCAAGGCGCAACGGCCGCGTACAAGTGGACGTTTGTTACGAATACGTCCGCTGCGGATGTGGGTAAGACGTTTACCATTGAACAGGGTGATGCGGACAGAGCCTGGCGCGTGGCAGGCGCGCGCGTTAGCGGTCTGACTTTTGACTTCGGGCGCAATGAAGTCCGCGTTTCCGGCAATGGGGTAGGGGAGCAGCTTGAGACTGGCGTTTCGCTAACCCCCACGCCAACCGCGCTGACGCCGGTGCCAATTCTGCCGACCATGCTTAAGTTTTACATGGAGGACTCACAGGCGGCTTTGGCTGGCGCAACGGCTCTGACCAATTCATTCAGCATGCAATGGAGCCTGACTGACAAATTCGGGCTGGCGTGGCCGGTCGGACAGGACGCGCTTACCGTAGAAGGCAAGCCGAACGCGAGCGGGAAAATTGTTATCGCGACCGACACAGCCGGGCTGGCTTTGATTGCCACAATGCGGGCAGCCAGTACAAAGTGGTTCAGGATTGAAGCGACCGGCGCGCTGATTGCATCGCCTTACTATCACAAGTTCACGATTGACTTTCCGGCGCAGATTGAAGCTCCGGGCGATCCGGGCGACACGGAGAACGTATACACGATTGAATACGGGCTGAAGCCGATTCACGATGCAACCTGGGCTAAGTCCGTGAATATCGAGGTCATTACCAACCTGAGCGCGCTGTAGGAGCAATAATGCGAATTAGCGACCTTACAAAAGAGACCAAGAAGCTGGAGGTGGTTTACAGGACTGCCTC